GCTGCATACTTGAGACCGCTGCCTCCGCCCATCTCTTTGGTGGGAACGTATGATCCGATGACATCATAGGTATGATTAGTAACTATTAGTGGAATCTTTGCCTGACCAAGTTTAAGAGTTAACATTCTAAATGCACCCTTGACAAGTTGAGATTTGGTCATGTCTCTGACTTGTTTATCATCTAGTGCGTCACGAATCTCTTTCTCTGTGGATAACATACCAAGAGAATCCAATACAAACATACAAGGTTTGCGATTGTCCTCATCTGTCTTAAGGTATATATCTACGGCTTTAAGTGCCTTCTGTCTAAACTCTTCGATTGTTACCACATTGACAACAACGAGCCTTTCGAGATCAACTCCTCTAGACTCAAGGAGTCCCCTATTGACAGCAGCTTCAGTATCAAAATAGAGACAATACCCATCAGGGTTAGTGTCAAGGAAATTTTTAACGACAGCGAGGCTGAAGAAAGTTTTTCCAGTGCTAGACTCCCCAGCAATAGCAGTAATCTTATTCCGAGATACACCACCAAATATACTACCTGATACGAGTCCGTTAAAAATGTACGAACCTGTGTCAATAAATTCTTCAGTCGATTCTGCCTCGGAGGCAAGGTGGGTGTACTCATCTCCTATCTCTTTGACTATTTCTTTTAAAAAATCCATAATGATTCACTTCTATTATAATTCTACCACAGACCACAATAAATTACCAGCAATTGATATTCTTGGTTCATTTGTGTTATAAAATGGATACACTTGATGATGTAATGTCGATGGAAATAACATCAGGGTGCCTTCCATTTCTGGACTCATGAAGATAGGATACTCAATGGTATTCCCTAGAATATCATTGTAGGTAAACTGAAAATCAGATGCAGCTTTAGAATGGAATGGTAGGTTGTGTTGATCCTCATGGTGTGTGGGGATCTTCATCCAGATCACAAATGATGTAATCCCTGAGTGGGCGTGTTCTGGATTGAACTCAGTTTGATATTGGTAGTTTACCCACCAATTCATTCTAAGTTCTGTTGTATATTTTAGATCTAAACTTGGGTCAAGATCTATAGGAGGAAAGTAATGCTTTGGGTCTTCATCTATCAACTGTTGTGTTAGAGGACCTACAACTTCATCTTTGAATTTGTTAGCGTCGTCTTTCAATCCTAGACTGCCAGTTATATTTCCAGCAAGTCTGTAACTGTAATCGTTACTATTATTGACATTATCTTTCTCCGCCTGTTTAACCACAGACCAAAGATAAGTCATCCACTTATCATTAAGTTTAGTCTTATACAATGGCATATTGGGTAATTTAAACCCTTCCCATGCTATGTCACTCATCTCTCTTTGGATAATAAACTTCTACATAAGATTCACACTTAGGACATGAAAGATTAGTTACGAAACTATACTCCTCAGCAAAGGGACAATCAGTATCCCCTCCCCATATGAGTTCAGTGTTGCAGTGCCAACAATTCATTTCTTAAAAACTCCAAGTTTTGCTAGTAGATATACTGACAATATTGTCCAGAATACAACTTCTAATCCTATATTATTCATAGACCTACTATTTTTCTTTGTCTTTCAAAGTAGTTGTGGAGCAACCATGAACTACTATTTTTCTTATCGGTTCCGCCTACACCAAACTCCATCTCTACTCTGGGATCATCACCAAACTGATCCATCTCTGGTGTATTACCTTTACCACGATCACCTCCATTGGCAAAGACAACAGTTTGTGCGATCTCTAAACATCTTTCGATGGCATGACACGCAGAACCGTGTTCATCATCCTCTACGGTAATCACGGCATCAACAACATCCAAGTGACGAATGATCTCTGCACGTTCTTTCCATGACATGAAGTATTGTCCTTTCTTCTTAGTCAACCATTCTTCCGTGTTTAACCCCACTACTAGGTAATTTGTAAGATCTTTTGCTTGCTCGAAGTAAGCAATGTGGCCACTATGAAGAGGATCAAAACCGCCTGTGACTAGAGTAAGTATTCTTTTCTTAGTCATCAAACTCTCCTTTTCTAGCTAAATATACTTTAACATTATTATAATGCTTTTCTATACTTTGTGCAAACCAATTTGCTGGATCTCTTGATTCAAAAACTTTCATCTGTGATTCAGAAAATATGCCGTTGTCTGTCCAACATACAATGTAACGTGTCATGCGAAGAAGGATTCAAGTGTATTCTTACGTTCGGTCTCCCAACCGATACAATCTAGAATAACCTTTACAGGTTCTAGGAATGATTTGCTAAATTGCAATTCATAGTCTACATGTTTATCTAGGTCGAGTTCAGTTGGGAAATCTTGAATGAAAGATATAACATTTTCGTGCATCCAATTAGGTGTCTTCAAGTAACAGAACTTGATCTTCTCACCATTATTAATCGCGGCATACTTATTGTCTATCCCCTTCTTCTTTGTATAGTGATTGTATAGGATGGCACCACGAACATGAATAGGACAACCCTTGTTATACATGTCAGAAGATGACTTCCACTTCTCCACGTTGGATACACTACGAGGGAATGCCACTTCTTCTGGTGGTAATGATTTGAATTTAGTTCGACACTCCTCAATATAATCAATCACTTCATCCTCTGTTCCATTCATCAGTAAAGTAAAAGCATCTTTCAAGAACTTACGACATGGTGCAGGCGTAGAAGTTTTGATTGCTTCAATACCCATGATCTTAAGTTTAGCATCTTCATATCTAACTCCCTCACTATCCCATACGTTTAGAATATATCTTTTCTTTGCAGTCCATATACCAGTTGAAGCGATGTTCTCTCGCTTCATGATCATCTTTTGGTCGTAGGCGTTAACGTAGTCTGCCAGTTCTTGGTAAGAACTTTCAATATAAGGTTCAAGTTCCATCTCACAGACTTTATTAAGGAACGTGACAATGCCTTCAGTAGTTTTCTCTCTCCCCTCGTATACACGGTCAACCAAAGGACCCATATGCAAGTAAATAGAATCGGTATCACTAGCAATAACATAATCAATATCTTTTGTTTTTAAAATGGTATTCATCTTCTGGTTTATTTTATTCTCAATCCATCGGATTGATACTTGTCCAGATAGGGTAATGGCTTCTGCGTTCGCAAGTTTATAATAGCGAAAGTATTGATTACCAATAGCACCATAAGCACTGTTAAGGGCAATCTTCTTGGACATTTGGACGTTGTTGCATCTTGCAATCTCCTTTTCAAGTTCTTTAGTAGGGGTTTTTTCATAGGCTTGTTTTGCTTTGATCATCCTCTTCTTGAAGATGACACGTTCATTATACATCTTCTCCATCAACTCAGGTAGGAAACCTTTCTTGTCCTTACTAAACATTGCACCGTTGGCACAAACTGCATATTCCTTATACATCTCAAAAGTAATCTCTTGATTGAGAAGTTTATCCACTGTGGCACTAGGATGTCTCTTTTCCTGTAATGTTTCTGGGGAGATATTGTATTGCATAATCAAATGCGGATACAGTGAGTTCAAGTCAAAAGATACCACCCATTCATATCTACCAGGCTTAGGTTCTTTGACATACGCACCAGCATATTTCTCATCTTTCTTGTTACGATCCTTCTGTGGGATCACAATGTTTTTCTTTTTGAGATAGTTGTAGATGATCGCATCCCATGTACGAACTTGAAACGCAACATCAGTAAAGTTGATCTTTGCATCATATGCTCGAGTACAACATAGGTCAATCAACTTGAGTTTATCCTCAAGACGGTCAACCAGTTCCACGTCAACGATGTTGTAATCTACAAACTTCTGCCAGTTCTTTGTATAGAACTCACGGAATGTATCAAACTCACTGTGATCCAACTTCTTTTGACCGAGTTCCACCATGGCAATATGATCCAATTTGAAACTCTCTTGGTTTGAAGTTGCAGGAGATTTCTTGTATAGATCCAAGTAATCAATTACAGATACGCCTGCAATATCAAAGACGATATTTGCACGACCCATTATTGTGATTTCATTCTTTCTTACAATGCCCCAAGGAGAGAACTTCTTGGCCACCTTCTCACCCATGAGACGTTCTACCCTACCCACAAGGTAAGGGATATCATACAGTTCACAGTTCCACCCTGTAATGACCTCAGGCGTGTGTTTCTGCCACCAGTCTAGGAATGTATAGATCAGACCTTCCTCGTTGTGGCAGTCAATGTAAGAGTAGTTCTTTCTGTTTGGATTGGTCTGGTATGGACGTGATCCAAAGGTAGTAATTCTTTTAGTATTGTAATCCTGTATTGTGATCAGTAGAAGTTCTTCTGCAACATTAAAGACATCAGGGAAACCACTCTCCGCAGCAACCTCGATGTCAATAGTAACTAGATTAATTTTGCTTAGATCAAACTTGATATCATCCTCTGGATAATTATCAGAGATATATTGATGTACATATCTCTCATTACCAAAAATATTAAAGTTTTGTACTTGCGAATACTTGTCGATAAACTGCCTACAATCCTTGATTGTGCCAGGTTTGATCGGCTCTACAGATTGACCGTCAAGAGTCTTCCACTTACTTCTTTTCTTTGTAGGTACATAAAAGGTAGGATGAAACTCCTCCCTGTCACTAAAATGTTTTCCATTTTCATATCCCCTGACCAACATACTGTTGCCGATCTGGAAAACATTAGTGTAGAATTTCATGCAGTTGCCAGTTTCAAATAAGAATCAATGAGTTCTCGGTGGGGTTCCACCAATGTTACTATTTTATCAGAACATATCATAATTTCAACGTCGTCTGTTACCTTCTTTAACCAAGGCGACATATCATCACCCTCAAGTTCATAAGGTGATACAAGTTTGCAGTTTGGATCTCCAATATCAACAGCACCGACTTCCTCTATCTTTGAGATAATAACGGCGCCATTAACTAGGATTAGTATCTTTACTTCCTGTTCCATAAATTTTAGTCTCGTAAGATTGTTTTACCATAGGTTTTGGTTCTACTATCGCAACGACCCAGCTGGGATCAATAGATATCTTTTTCTCATCAGATAAAGGCATCCAAGGATAGTATTGTACACTGTACTGTGTTTCTTCTTCCTCTTTTCCTTCTGTAAGTAACACAGGTGATTCAACCAACTTACAACAGTAAGCGTTTTCAAGAACGATGAAGATAGGTTTTTGATCCTCATCTACAAGTTCTTTCACATCTGCGATGACTTCTTCGTTAGATTTTAGTAGAACTAGTTTGACGGTCATTGCACCAGTATATAGTTTGTAAAGCGGATGGGTGGTATTGCACCACCGTTTACAAGTTGGAAACCTGTCGTAATACTTTTATACGACACCCGCATGAAAGACCATCTGCCCGACTCTCTTGAGTTGCATCTTAGGTCTTGAAAGAAAGAGGGGAGGTTGGGTTCCTGTGTACCAACAAAGAATGGGCATTACTACAGAGTAAATACATTCTTGCCTGAGACCCGACTGGTAAGTCGATTCTGCTTTCGCAGCAGCACCACCTGTGTCTCATCACCTTAACCAGCAGTATGCCAGTAAGTTTATTCAGTCACTCCCAATGTTGCGTCCAACAAACTTATTATAGTACGGTCTGTGTGGAGTGTCAACCCCCTTTGATAAATCCATTTTTCTCTAACCATTCCCCAGTCATAGGGGTGGGTGTGTAGACTTCCCACATGTTACCATTAGCACATGCTTTCAATGCGTTCATAGTCATGTTCTCAGTCTTCCCTGCCCAAAATGCTTCTTTCTCCCAAGGAATTGCACTGGGAGTTGCAGCATAAGTTTTAGTGGCAATGTTTTGCCAGATCTGAGGTACTTTTTCCTCATCCAGAATGATAGCAATCATACTATTATTGATAGTGCCTGCCATACAATCTTGTGCAGCGTGCCATCCTTCATGTCGCATGACACTCATGAGTGTACTAGGACGACCCATGAATGCTTTGTTCAAGAAGAAAGCATTACTAACTGTGTGATACACTCCACGATTTCCTACAGGAAAATATTTTTCATCTGCCAGATAAACCCTTACTCCCACTTGGTTAAGTGCCACCAACATCTCATTGAACTCGTCAGCAACAGTATTGAAACTAGCAGTATTGTTGTAGTTATTAGAAACATCAAGGAGAGAGAATACTTCTTCCACATCTTCAGTACATTCCCGAAGAATCATACATCCCATTGCATCAGCACTGTGCCATCCTTTAGTAATCTTACCTTCGATGGGTTTAGGCAATGGATTTGCTAGTACAGGTACGCTCAATGCAAGACCAATACATGTAGCAATGAACTTTTTCACGGATTACTCCCAAAATATGCCTACATTATACCACAAAAAAAGACCCCTGCATTGATTAAGTGACACCAAGATATAAAATATTACCAGCAATCATACATCTACCACCAACTTCCGAGTCTGGAACCTCATGTGATTGGTGTCCAGCAAAAAGTATTAGTCTACCTTCTATAACTTGAATATCAATTCCTTCTACTCTTAATGGTGAACTGCCTTCTGGTGCATTAAGATAATATCCAAATGATAAAGAGTATGGCCAGTGATTGTGCATCACTGCTCCTCCACCTTTAGGGTAACTCATTCCCCAATAATCAGCAATCTTAAATTTTTTAGAAGACTCAGGACTTTCGTTATATGCTGAGTTAGTCCATCTAGACATCTCATGAACCGATTCTACTAATATACTTTCTATCCAATCAAATAATATATGATGTTCTGGCAGATCTCTTTCGTTACCTGTGTAGAATTTTGTTTTTAATGCTTCACCATTTACACTGGTGTTTGCCCTATCAGTTATCCACTTGATCAATGGATCTCCTATCTGTTCTGAATACGGACATTCGCATATTACAGGTTCAAATGGAGAAGTCAATCCAGGCAGTTTGTTGTATTTTAGTTTACTTATATCCACAAAAAAAAACCCTCCGTTAGGAGGGTGATCCATCTCGAACTACTATTATTTATAGGTAGTTAATTCGAGCATGATGTTCTGGTACTATTTTACCTAGTTTAATTGTGAGAAGTCCATCTGCAAAATCTACATCCTTAACTGTAATGTCTTCTGACAATGCCCAGGCTCTCTGGAAAGATCTCTGAGCCAAACCTCTGTGTAGGTACTCAGATTCTTCTTCTGTTTTCTCTTTCTTGCCCTCTACAACAATCCTTCCATACTCTGTGTAGACATTAACTTCCTCTTTACTGAATCCAGCAAGTGCAATCTCTAGTCTAGAATCTACATTGTTTATCTGTACAAGATTATATGGTGGGTAATTAGTAGTGGAATCAAAATTAAAGAACTGGTTGAAGTAGTCGTCCATACCGACGCTGTTCTTCATGATCTTGTCAACTAGTGTTCCCAGATCCTCAGTATGATATCTTTGAATGTTCGTCATGTTTCTCCTTTTAAAGCGAGTTTAGTTTTGTCCCTTACGGCGACATTACTAATTATACGATGAGCATAAAAAAAGAGGGTTGTATAAACCCTCAAAGATCATAGTGGTAACCGTCAGTCTGCCTTGACGAACGTGCTTTGTGAGGATTGTACTACCTTTTTCTTCTTACCAATATTATACTTAGTTTCTAAAGTCCAGTCTCCTTTATCCTTATAAGAAAGAACTTTGATTTGATTCAAAGGAGCAACATCTACAATTTGTTCTGGTCTGAGAATAGTAATCAATCCCCAATCTGATAGCAGAGTGATGATTCTATTCCTACGTTGAACATCATTGATAGAAAGATTAGCGGACTTTCCATCCAATGCAAACAATTCTTTGAAATGAACGATATAGTATCTACCTTGTTTGTGCAGAATATGGCACGATTGATAAATCTTTTTTTCTTTGCGTGAAGCAACACCGATTCTCGTCAGAGTTTCTCTTACCTTTAGGAAATCATCTGGTTCGTTAAGTGTGACTTCGATCATTTGATCTTGTGACCAAGCAATCTCAGGTTCTGTAAACCCACTCATCCTGTACCTCCAACGTCAATGCGTTCTTTAATAAAATTCAACTGCTCTTTGGTTAAGATTTTCAACGCTTGCATTGCTTTATCATTACTATAACCATAGTATTGTTTCACAACGTCAAGATCTTTGATCTTATCTTTGCGGAGCCAAGGAGAGAATCTCTTCTTCTTCCTGATGCTATTTAGATAAAAGTGATATTGAAGATCCTTTGATAGGTGATGATTGATATTCATTTCATTAGCAAACATAATACAATCAGTATGTGCTGACATACATTTGTTCACAATGAATGGTGGATACTTCTTGATCGCTTCGGGGTCATCCTTCGTAAGATCCTGTTTGGTGAGGTTTACAGAGTTCAACCAGTCTTTTAGTTCCATTCTTTTTTCACTTTAAAGTACATTTTATAGTATCGTCCTTTCATTTCTTCAAGGACTTTCATGTCATCACCAAATCCCATATACTTGAGATTTTGATATGTTCCCTCAAGGTCACTAATAAGCAACAAAATATTAACGGGAGATATCTCTCTGCCACCGTACTGATATTCTTCAGGTGTCATTAGTCATCGTATGATATCAATCTCGTCAGGGTTTTTGTTCCAAGTTTCCAACTTGGTTCTTAGTCTTCCGTCTTCTCTGAGCGCTTCGTAGCGACGAGAAGCTTTTTTTCTCCACCAAGAAACAATCTGATCAACAGAGAATCTATCATAGTTTTCAGCTTTAACCAAAGTATCTTGCTCTCCCAAGATAACTTCTCTAGCATTCTTGAAACCATAGGTAGACATATAGAAACGTTTCTGTTCAGTTAGATCCTTGGCAGATTTAATCGCAGTGTTGAATGATTCTAGTTTATCTCTATCCTGTAAGGACTTTTTGATAACAGAAATCATCTTTGTCTGGATCTTTAGTTTTCTACTAGAGGCATCTTCCTTTACTAAACATTTATTATTATTCCTTGCTATAAACCATTTGTTCAATTCTTGGAATATAGAGTCATGTAACAGTGGGGTAAAGTCACTAACAGTCAAACCCTTGTATCTCATGTATGGTTTCAGTCCATCATACTGTGATGATGATTTAGTAGATCCATACAATGAAGTAGTTTCAAACAAACAAATATCTGTATTATATTTTGCATTAAGTTCTTCTCTTGCTTGATGAGAACAACATAACATTGCTAAGAGTTTGCCACCAAGGTAGTTAAAACCAAATGGTTGAGTAGGTACAATGATGAAACCCATGATTGCATGGCGGTTAAACCGACCCAAATCAGGTACATCACCCAACCAATCATTCCTTGGTTTAGAATTGATGGTGGGAGAACCGAACCTTATGAATCCGATAACCTTCCCTGTGTTCTCTTCTTTAACAATCCACTTGAGTGATTTGCCTGGGATACAACTTTCAAAAGCATGAGACATTGTGATCTGCAATCTTTCATTGAAGAACTCATTAGTCAATCCACCAGGCTGGCCAGCACTATAAATTTTAATCCTCATGTCAGAAGGGTGCATATCAAACTTGCCGAAGAGATCATCCTCAGTTGCACCACCACCCCCATCAAAGAACGCTGATAGATCAGAGGGTTGCTGTGCTATCCTATCTAATTTTACATTACGAAGATATTCATCGATCCTTCCTGTATTAGAAAAGTAATCAATAAATTTATCTGCTGCGTATACAGCTTCACTTTCAGTTAATATCATCGATCATATAATCAGTCATGGGAGGAGGTGGAACTAAAGGTGCATAGTATCCTCTGGGTGAAATTGGTACTTGCAACATGTCAATGGTTTCCTCAAACCATCTGTTCATTGATCTTGCCATTTTATTGTATGAGGTTCCAACAAAGAGTTGGCCTACAAGTACAGATGTTGTTGCAGTTCCCCAGAACAGATAGTAGAATTTGCTTTTAACTTGATGTCGTACTTTTTTCTTAGTCATTTGATAACTCCAGATAAAATTTAGTTTGATCTGTTGGTGCGTTCTCATAGAATGAGATATCACCATAAGTTTTGTGGTCTTTGTATCCAACCATACGACCTTTCGTATTTTGGATTGCTCCCATCATAGCAATGATCAGGAAGACTGTAGGTGGTCCAATGATAAGGGCACCTCCAATCACATAGTAAGTCAGTAGTTCGATTAAATCTGTAGTCATTTGAATTCACACTCCACCATAATTTCTGTTAGACATGCTAACAGGTTAATTTCTTGATCTGCTACGAACGCGATCTGATACTGATACTTAGCAATAATGAGCACAGCAGCAGCAATACTAGGACCTTCAAGGGACTCAAAAAGAGCATCGTAGATACGACGCAATAGTACAGAAGGATCATTATCCAAGTTATTGACAGCCCACTTACGAACCTCTTTAAAGTTCTTACCTTTAAGATTTTTGATAAGGTCATTTATGTTTACCTCAGAAAAACTGGCAAGAATAGATGAATCAATCCTACCACTTGTAGAATGTCGTTGACACTCATTAAGAACACGTCTCCAGTCAGGGAAGTGCTTATTAATAAGTTCTACTAGTACCTTGTTATCATATTCAACACCTTCTGTAACCAAGATTTGTTGGAGACGTTTGAAGAATTGGGCTGCAATTCCCTGTCTGTCTTTTCCCTTAATTCCGAACTCGACCACTGCACATCTGGAGTGGAGAGGTTCGATGATTCTATTCTTGAAGTTACAGGTGAAGATGAATCTACAGTTCTTATAAAATGCCTCAATATTCGCCCGTAAGAGGAGTTGTACATCATGGGTTGTGTTGTCAGCCTCGTCAATAATGATGACTTTGTGCTTTGCATCCATCCCTTGAAGTGATACGGTCGAAGCAAAGTTCTTTGCTTGATTCCGTACCGTGTCAAGAAATCGTCCTTCATCGGACCCATTGATGACATAACAATCAACTCCTAGTTCTGCACATAACGCTTTTGCAACTGTAGTCTTACCAACGCCAGGAGGTCCTGACAACAAAAGATTGGGAATCTCTCCCTTCTTTAGAAACTCTTTGAATGTTTTCTTTGTACTCTCTGGGAGAATACATTCATCAATAGTTTTTGGGCGATACTTCTCTACCCAAATAAATTCATCCCTCATTAGTTCCCCTTAAAAGCATTGCTGGTTTGATCAACTCAAGACATTTTTCGGCCGTGGTTAGACCTTTCATTTGTGCTACATAGTCTTCCCAAGTTGGAAGATCTGTCTCTCCACTCAGGTTAGCAAGTAAATTGATCTCAGCAATCTTCCTAAGAGATTCCTCGTCCATCAAACTGACGGTATATTTTACGAACTCAAGAGCGAGTTCTTCCTTTTTTTTACTCATAATTAAATAAATCCTTTGGATTTTTTCTTTGGTTTGTCTAGAACCTCAATAACTGGGAGTTCAAACTTATGTGCATTGTTCCACCAATGCTCTTGAACTTCTTCCCATGATTCTACCACAATAGAATGGTCTTTGTAAACTATCTTATAATGATGCCTGTCATAGGGTTCGTTACTTGTCTGTGAGAAGTAACGTGGATCAGTCTTTTCAATTAAGTTAGTCACCAAGTTTTACTGTGTGTGTTGACATCACCTTCAACATGATTATGTTGTATCTCATCTATGTGAGCGTGGTCAATAGATTCAATATGCAGATGCTCTAAAGAGTTTGCAATTCTTTCAAGTGCAGATGCAATACGATCTGCGTCCATAGTGTTCATAATTTAGTCAGATCCAATCTGGTTTTCTGGATGGGTCACGAAGATAATTAGATGCAACCCAAGGTTTGCTCCTAATGTAACGTTTGTAAGCAGTGAGAGTGTCAATGCTTGTGTCATATTTAAACTCATCTGGTCCTGCAAATGCGTAATCTTGAACGTAACTGTAGCATGTAATCGCTTCGTCTGCGAACCGATGAAAGATTTTCTTCGCTTCAAACAACGTCTTGCGACATCCATGTTCTTTCCCATAACGATGGGTGTACTCTGTTGACAATGCACATCCATGTTGAATCAACCATGCTGTGTTGAACAAACTTTTGCCTGCCCATTGTGTACATGGATGATTACGGAAAGCACCTTTACTTGTTTTGTATGGAGTACCATCCTTCTTGTGTAGGAGATCATCACCCCAATCAAAATACCAATGTGAGAACACAATGGAAAGCATTTGACATGTTTCCAATGGCATCTTGACCACATGTTTGTCAGGTAATACCTGAGCAGACTTTTGTGGACTGTCATCTGTCACAAAGATGTTCATTCTTCTAACCTCCAGCTCTTCCTCATTGTAACATAAGTTTCACTTTTGGCAACGATGTCACGAACCTTTTTAAATATGCGAGCAGACTCTGCATACTTACTTGTCATGTGATCTTCTTCTTGTGGTAATATTTCTTTCGTTCCTTTCTTGTACTTTTGACCTGTATTATGGTTAGCGTATCTTCTTGATCTAGTAAATCCCATCTCTAAAAATTTACGACACATATCCATACCAATAAAATCCTTACCATCCCTATAATCTAGGTACATGGAAAAGATTTTGTTAGATGATTTTACGGCTTCATCTGGATTTCTAAATCTCCAATGAGCACAAATAGTGTCAGTATAAGGGCGAACCAATAGTACTCCCTGTTCTCCCCTTCCAATACGATAAAGTTTGCGATTTTCTTCATCTGAAAAATCGAGACTCTTATAATCGAGTTCATAATCAAATTCTTTCATAATAAAATAGTAAGTTAACTAAGCTCTTTTTCTTTTTTGCTTAATTGAAATTACGGATATAATTGCTGCGGTTGCAAAAACAACTGCGGCTGACGCAAGAAGATTTGTGGGATCAAATAATACGTCGGGTTGTGCTTCCCAAGTGCCTGGCAGTGTGTAGACACTTGGATGTGATGCAAATAACATTAGTCCTCCCATGTGAGATCTGGTTCCAAAGCTATATAGTAGGTGAGGTCATACTCAGATGAGGTAAACTGTGACAAAAGTTTACGAGAGATCTTGACATCATATGTGCCTGGAACAATCTTAATGTTTTCTACCTTGAAGTGTAATCCAAAAGTATTAGTAGTTTCTCCTACAACGATAGAGAAATCATTTGATGTATCGTTCTTACGATCAGAAACAACCATCTTGATTTCTTTACCATCACCCACAACGGAAAGATCTGTTAGATGGTAGACCGCTGCAGCCTTTAGAAGACGATCAAGTTGAGAACTCTTGAGAGGGAACTCAACATCTACAGATGGAAGAGTGATTGATTTATCAGGAGGAGAGACAATAACACTTGGATCAGCAAAGAAATACTTAGACTTCTGTTTACCTTCTTTGATATTGACGAAACTTTGTCCTGTAAAGTTTAATTCTGGATCTTGAAAAAGACCAAGAGAGTTCAAGAACTGACTAAGATCATAAACACCAAACTCTTGAGGAATGTCTTCATCAATATTTGCCTCTGCAAGAATGTTTTTCATTACAGAAATAGTTCTCAAGGACTTACCTTGCTTGAATAAGATAGACTGATTGATAGAAGCAAAGTTCTTCAACAGGTTAATAGTTCTATCGGAAAGTTTCATAGGAATCTTAGTTGCTGTCGTCATTATGTAAACCAGCGAAGTGGTATAAAAGTGTACAATAGTGGATGGCCTTTAGAATGTCGTTTTCATTCTTACCATCTTTTTTGCCGAATCGTGAGAGGTACTTGATTGCATTGGATCGGCAAAATGCTTCCGCATCTCCAATACCTTCAATGAGATCTAGGGTCTGTGTTCCCTTATCTCCAGTATAGTGTGAACCATATGTACTAGCAATATAGTTCTTTGCTTTATCAAGCATTGAATGTTCATTATACTTGAAAAATTTGAAATTGTCTGCTACTGGTTGACGAAGATAATTACCATCAAAGTAATGAGAATACATATCGTCAATGTCCGCCATGTATAGATCATCATTCTTCGCAGCAGTGTTACCAGCACCAACTACAAAGTCTGCTCTTTCTCTGTCTTTAGGATCAGTAAAAGGGTTTTTTGCATTAGGATCATTACGTTTGTAATCGTAATAAGCATCTGAGTGTTCTGGATCTCTATCTGAGATATCTTCTGGAACTGCTGGAGGCCATGGTGAGCCTGGTGTCCATTCAAATCCTCCACTCTTTTCAATCCAATCAAGATCAGTATCTTTGGAATCACCAAAAGAGATTACATCTTCACCAACTCCGCCAAGGATCTCGACTGGACCTGCAGCATGAGGACCATCAGTATTGAACTCAATTCTATCCTCAGTACCTCTATTGTCCTCAACATTACTCCAAGGAATATCCTTATAGTAATCTCCTTGGATTACTTCTTTCTTAGACTCAAAAGGTTTCCTTTTAGTTACAGTTTTGCCACCATCAGGTGATTCAAAAACGAACATATCTGGTGAAGCGGGAGCGGGGTTTCCAGTAATACTGTGTCCGTCACCCTCCCAAAACTCTTGCCAGTCTTCTTTTGTTGACTCTTTATTTTTGTTTTTCAAGATTGGATAGTCCTCCTCAAATGTACCACCTAGAATTGATGCTGCTAGACTCCATGCGTTAACCATAGCAAAATAGGAAATTGTTTACAAGACTCTCTGCCTTTTCTTTACCAAACTTACCTGCGAGATAACCTCCTACTGGATCTAGTTTGGTCATGTAAGCATCAAAATCTTTGTATGTGTTAGTGTCTGTTCCACTTGGCCTTTCTAATTCTACCATCTCTTTGTATTTTGTCAAGTATTGTTTGAACATATCAAGATGTTCATCCACCTTATCAAAGGTAGTATATCTGACAAATATATTTTCAGAAAAGTGATTGCCCATTTCAAAGAATCGATACTCCTTTTCTGCTTTTGGTAATCCCTCTACAGAGAACAGATATTTTTCTACAGGATGTTGAAAGTCAAATACAATGATGACTCTCTTCTCTGTAAATCCCATCAAGTCCATACCAAAACAAGGTAGATTACTGCCTGTTTTAGGATAGATGATGGTGTTGTAGATAGAGGATTTATCACTCCATATATCTACTTCCCTTGACTTAATAAAGTATGGGTTAGTAAAGATCCTAGCGGTTAAGCTAGTACCTTTACCTTCCCATTCTGCCCATGTTTCCTTGACTTCTAGGTCAGGAAAGGTTTCAAACAGAAGGGACTTGTAGTTCTTCCATAGGTTCATCATTTGTTTTTTCACCTCCAAAGTTTACATCCGCATCAACCTTGTCATAAAGATCAAGGAATGCTTGTTTTGTTTCATCATCAAATCGATTTACACATACTTCGATTGCTTTCTCTTTGTTCTTCCAGATAGAGTATGCCTTGACGATATGTACAAGACGACGTGTGGAGATAACTTCCTCAACACCACCATCAAAGAAGGTCTTACGGATGATGTCACCCCAATCTACAAGACGCTTGCAGAACTCTGTATCGTCACACAAGTTGGTCAAGATCTTCTCCTCAGTCTTTGGACTAGGATAGGACTGTTCAAAGGTTACTGGGAAGCGTTCAAGGAAGGCTTCATTGAGCACATTAGTTCCAATGAATCGTCCATCGTCTGAACCTTTACCTTTAGTGTTTGCGGTTGCGATGACGTTGAAACCACTAGTTGGTTTGACGTAAGTGCCAGTCTTTTTAAGGAAGACTCCATTACCTTCAAGGATGCTCTGGAGACAGAGAATTTTATTACTTGCGAGGTCGATCTCATCAAGGAGCAAGATAGCACCTCGTTCGAGTGCTTCAATAACGGGTCCGTTATGCCAGACTGTGGAGCCATTAACAAGACGGAAACCGCCAATAAGATCGTCTTCATCTGTTTCAATTGTAATGTTAACTCGAACAACTTCTCTCTTAAGTTGAGCACAGGCTTGTTCTACACCAAGGGTCTTACCGTTACCAGATAACCCTGTAACAAAACATGGATAGAACTGTTTAGATTGAATAATCTTTTTGACATCGTTGAAGTTTCCAAACTTAACGAAGTTAGGATCAACCTCTGGAACTAGATTCTGTTCTACAGGAGGAACAACAGCAGGAGCAGCAAAGGAATTCTCAAGTTTTTCTTTCTTCTCTTTGGCAGTCAAATTCCACTTACCTTTTGTTGTTTTAAACTGTTGCAAGTATTTTGTCACAGTTTGATATGTCACATCATGCTGAGCGCAATAGGCTTTGATGTGTGCGGATGTAATCTTGTTACCGTAAAGATCACGAAGATTGTCGATGAGTGATTTGGGGTTCACTTTAGCTTCAAAAGGCATTGTTTGTTCTTGTCTATGTATACATTATAATGGAAGTAGAGATGGAATCAACCACCTCTATGCCAGTTTGTCAACTGGTCTATGCGATGTAGGTCATGAACTGTCCTAGAACTTTCTTGTTCATTTTCTTTGCAGAAAGTGATTTCTTGAAAGCGGACTTGATCTGTGCTTTAGTCGCATCTTCTTTCACTTCAAAACTAGAATCAGAGTTGAGTGCGGATGAGGATAATCCAAAGTAAGCATGGTATCCACCACCATCAGTGATCATCAGAGATTTTGTTTTTCTCCACTGTTCCATGATGGACTTGTGTTTGTCGTAATCGAAGTCAACATAACGTCGAACGAAACTGTTGCAATCACGACTCTCAATAACTCGGATGCCAAGGAAGTTGACGTTAGGGAAACGACCCTTGAGTTGATTGAGTAGGGAAGAGGTCAACTCATAGTATGCGTCTGCACAGTGATAAGTTTTACCATTTGTATCACGAATGAATACGTTACCATGTGTAGTAGAACGTGTTCCTAAGTATGGTTCTTCACCCGCTCTGTTCTTAAACTCTTTGTGGAATTTAAGAGGATGTGCTTCACCATCAGTAAGAGTGATGCACTGAATTTTTTGAACTCCTGTTTTCTTTTGGAACTGAGGAATGAGTTGATTCAAAGAGAGAAGTGCTTCATTCAAAGGAGTTCCAGATAAACCCAAACGATGTGGGCACTGGTAAAACATGTGAGATGCCCAACGGCCACGACTGTCAAGACAATTTGTGACTCTCCAGATGTTCATCATTTGAGTTTCTAGATCTCCTTTCTTACAATCACTAGTTAGAAACTCAACCATTGAAAACATGCCTTCAACATAGAGTTGACCATCTATTTTTTCGTGATGATCTTTAGGATATGAATAACCTCTGTAGTTACCCATCTCATCAAACTCTTTCTCTCCACGATTCCACTCATTAGTGAAAGCAAATACTTGGAAAGGAATTTGAACTTTCTTACAGAACCAGATCAAATTGAACAACTGTTTGATTGTATCCAAGAGAACATTACTCATAGATCCAGACCAATCAAGGACAAAGATAAGTCCATGATTCTTACCGTCAGGTAGAGTGGTGATCTTTTTGAATAAATCTTCGTTGTACTTATATGAGTGAAGCTTTGAGCAATCAAGAACACCTGTCTTTGATACTGTAGCACGAGCATATGCGTCAGCAGACTTCTTACACTCAAACTCTTTTACAAGATAGTTGACTTCTTTCTGTGCAGAACGACGGAAGAGTCTGTACTCATTGTCAACACTTGCATAAAGATTCAGAGGAAGACGATAGTTGTCCGCCTGTTGGATCTCATCATCGTAGTTTTTTTGTTGTTGGGCCCACCACTGTTCAAGGTAAGAATGAACCTCTGCATTTTTAGCATGAAGAGTTTTTAGATTTAGAGTAGGAATAGTGCAGTACTCAGTATCGTACATACTTTGTATTGCTTTCTTATCATTCAAGTTCTCCAAGTTGTCTGAGAGAGTCTTGTCAGTGATAGTCTCAAAGTCACTATGTTCTCCACCACCGTAAGGATTGTACTCAGGCTCTTCATACTCAGTAGTATCTTCTCCCAAGTCAGGACGCTCATCATCAAACTCTCCTTGGCCAGAAGGAATAGAATCACCCTCTCCTTCTTGATCAGTTTCTTTTGCATCGATAAGATCTTCTAGAGTTAAATCTCCACCACCTTGACCCATTGTGATGTTGTCAATGTTTAACGACATCTCAAGTGATTCTGCATTTTGATTCTTCATAAACTCATGAAGTTCAAAAGCAAGATCTAGAACCTGATCAAAAGTATCTGTTTTGGATGCAGCGTCACGAAAATATTCTTCATCATAAACAAAAGGAACATCAATAAACTTACCAACCTTATGGTAGATGTTGATACGATCAGGAAGATTCATATCTTCAACATCATTCTTCTCTAGTTCAAAGAAATCTTGATCGGAAAGTTCGCTGTATCCCATATAGAATGTCTTGACGATACCAGCATACTTACGTTTCATCAACTTCTCAATACGAGCATCCTCAAGGATGTTCACAAATGACATAGGAACATCTGGATATTTTAGTTTCCAGTTCACATTGGGTGTGAATAGTGCATGGCCAACCTCATGACCTACCAGAAGGTCGTATACGGTCGCAGAGGCCTTCTCCCACATTGGAAGGGTAAGAACTCTACGTTCTACATCAAAGGAGGCTGTAGGGACTTTCTTGTTCTCGATGATTAAATCTTCGGTAGCAAGGAGTTTAGCGAGTTGACCTTTAACTTCGTAATTAACCTTTGTAAGCATTTGTTTTCTTGTCTATACACATATGATAATCGATCCTGTGCCAATTACAACCATGAGTGTGCCAGCCTGTCAACTGTCCCCTGACCATCTTATAGCTGTATCTAATGCTTTCTTTGCAGTATTCTGCATTTTTATAACTTTACTCTCATAGGTAATCGTAAATCCTAGAAGATCTCCTTCGGGATCATTTGGCATACCTACAGGTTGAACAAAAAATATTCCAGCATGTGCCACTGTTCTCCATTCCATATCAATAAAACCCAACTCTCTTAGAGCACACTCAAGTTTTAGTGAATGACATCCATCTATTAGTATCATACGGGCCCGAAACCTGTGCTACTATGTAGAATACGTCACTTTTGAGAACCCATTCATCTTTTCAAATGTAATCATATTATCTAATCTATCTGTTAACTCATCTACCTTATGAGAGATCATAAAGATGTAAGCATCCTTGATGACATATCTGATAATCTTCACAAATTCATCTGTACCATTACTATCCAGAGAACTGTCAAATATTTCGTCAAGGATGAGGATGTTTGTGGATGATGAGTTCTTCATCTTTGCAATATCACGCCATGTGAATAGTATAGCAAGGTCAATTCGCATCTTCTCTCCCTCAGAGAAAGATTCATAACTGAATTTCTCATGAATAGGCGACTTGATACACTCATTGAACTGTTCATCCAATGTAAAATTGATATAGAAGTCCATCATTTGAAGATACTTATTGATCTTCTGATTCATGATAGGCAAATACCTCTTCATAATCTTTGCCTTGACACCAGAGTCTTTCATCATGGCGTTTGCGAAGTCTAAGTATTCAATATCTTGGGTGTGATCTGCTTTATTTGTTTCTACTAGTGTTAAATCATTCTTGAGGTTTCTAAGCGTGGCTCTTTCAGTATTTCTATTTGCAATTTGTTCGGTAATGTCTTGAACTTCTTGTTCATAATTGCGGACTTGTCGTTGATATTCAGAAATTTTAAAATTGTTTGTTGAAATGTCATGCGTTAGTGTTGAGATCTGCTTAGAAACATCTATAAACCTGGCTTCTTTTTTTTGTTCTGAGTTTATAGACTTTTGAAGTTCTTTGTAAGCGGAGTTAATCTCCTTTACCTTCCCTTCGATATCCCCAATCTTATTTAAGCGAAAGTCTTCCTCTATTTTTTGTTCACAGGTAGGGCATGATACGTTTTCCTTGAAGAACTGGTGTTCTTTGGTGATAATCTTAATCTTCTGTTCCAGTTTGCCCTTGACATTGTTGAATTTCTTAAGAGAAGATGAAGCAGATGTAAGAGTTTCTAATTCTGGTTCATATTTTTCTCTAATGTCCGCAGATGTCTGGTCATTTTCATACATTAAGGATGAGGTATCCTTCAAAAGTGTATCAATTTTACCTCGAATGTCTGTTATTTTCTTCTTGCCTGTCTTGTCTAGATCAGAAATGAAACTTTTTTGCATTTCAATCTTCTCTTCAACCAATTCTTTCTTGATTGTGAGTTCTCGGATCTCCGTATTCGCTTTACTCATCTTCTCACGAAGAATTTTTGCCATTCCAGAGAAAATTTTAATGTCCAGAACGTCTTCTACAATCTCTCTACGGTGAGTTTGACTCAACTGCATAAAGGGAACAAAGGTTGCAGCACCTAAAATAGTAGTTTGAGTAAAGGATTTATAGTTTAGTCGTAAAATATTATCTTCTAGGTGTTGTTGTTGATCATTTGAATTAGCAAATTGATCTTGCTTCTTACCATCAATGTAAATTTCAAACAAAGTTGGTTTCATACCTCTAACAATGGTATAAATCTTACCTTGAATCTCAAACTCAATATTAACTTCGCACTCTTTATCATTCACAGTGTTGACTAACTGTGCTTTTTTAATCTTTCTGAATGGTTTGTTGTATAAAACAAATGTCAGAGCGTCCAATATCGTGGACTTCCCTGCACCATTAGCACCGACTATCAAATTTGTAGGAGACTTTTGGAAACTAACAATTATAAACTGGTTACCAGTAGATAAAAAGTTACGCCACCGTATCGTCTTGAATGTTATCATAATCTTTTGGCGGAATCACAATGTCATCAGGTGTGATAATAACGTATTTGTATTTGTGTTTTTTGCAGGTTTCAACAGCTAGCATATCATCTATTTCTACAACTGTCAATACCGTGGATTCATTTGCTTCTAGAAGCCCTGCGTATCTAGTAGCATCATCTTCTTGCTGGAAAAGATAAAGAGCCTTCTGACCGTCATCATTTGTGACAGCATAAGCTCCTTCTCCTTCGTGATCAACAAGTGATAAGATGTACATTAATCCGCTTCGCAAGCCTCTAAGTAGACTTCCTTGAGAAGTTTTTTGACTCTCTCCTTTTCTAATTCAAAGTCAGAGTCCTCGATGTATTTATTTAAAAGCGTGAGAGTATCCTCAACTTTCTCACCATCAAGATCTACTTCCTTGTCATTGATCTCGGTATTTTCCACTACCTTCAGATCTATTATACCAGCTTTCAGAATTTTTTCAAGGAACTTGTCATATTCTAACTGACTCTTTCTAGATCTGACAAATAATTTTACAATCTTATCTTTATATAAGTGTGCCTTGAATGTTGCAGCAGGGGTAGAATCGAAGTATATCTTCTCGTATATTGTATATGGGTTTTCTACAAACTCAATCTCTCCTGTTTCTGTGTCTAATATATTAAATCCTCTCTTATCTCCACAGTCATTCCAATATATTTGATAAGGATTGCCTAGGTAAAATACCTGACCATCATTACTTCTGGTGTGATAATGTCCTGAGAATACTGTAGGAAACTTAGCAATGATACCCTTATCAATACCACCTTGCTGTTTCATGCCTGGATATAATTCAAATCCATTTAGTTCCAAATGACTAAATGCCATCTTTGCATCTGATCTTTCTATCGCTGCAAGAGTCTCTTGATAGTTATCATCACATATCCAAGGCAACATCATTGCTTTGAATCCATCTATATCATATGTGTCTGGTGATGAGATGGGAGTGATATTGTCGTAATGTTCTAGGAGTGCATCAATTGAGTTGATCTTGTTTGTATTCTTATAGTAAACGTCATGATTACCTACAAGTTGCCAAACTTTCACGCCCAGATTTTTAAACTTATCATATACATGTTGTTTTGCCCAGTCTAAAGACCAGTAATCTATATTCTTTCTATTGTCAAAGGCATCTCCCATATGGATGCAATACTTGATACCTCTCTTCTCTAGTTCTGGAAAGAATATATCGTCATAAAATTTTTGAAAGAAGTCATGAAAGACCTTATTACCTCGTCTACCGCCGAAGTGTGTGTCTGTTATGATTGCAATCTTCACTTCTTGAACTCTCCTTTCTCATAATCAAATCTAGGGTGAGGTTCAGAAGGAACCCAAGGTTTTTTAGATTCATTACCGATGACTATAAATCTATCAGCAGCAAATGTCCCTGCCAAACTGATCGTAATCTCTTCACCTTCAACCCAATTCATAGATCCATCTTTCTTAGTGTGATTCATCAACTCTTGGATCTTGTCAATCATTTCTTGTGTTAACTTCATTGATTCATCTTTGTTTGAACTGCTTCTTTTATAGAGTTATAGTCACTAGCATTACCGCCGAAAGGATCGTCAACGTGCATAACCTCATCGTACCCCGACTTCTCAATGATCTTTTCACGGATCTCCATTTGCTTTTTCTCTTTCTGTATACGTCTTAGGAAAGCGTAATGTATGATCTGAGTGAAGTAAGCAAAGGGATTCGTAGATTTTTCTGGATTGAAGTTATGTATGTACTGGACACAGTTCTCGATGCCATCAGATATCATGTCCTCACGGAACATGTAGTTTACAAAGTTTGGCTTATATGATAAGTGCGTAGCAATTTTTACAAAACACTCTCCAAGGTAATTAGTGATGCGTGGTTTTGTATCACCCGCTACCTCCGCCGCTTTTACATCTGCTTTATATTGAACGATCGCATACAGGAACTCTTTGTTGTTAACGTAGTGTTCAGACCGTTTTCGAGTACCTTTTGCGGGCATCTATATTACCTCTTGTGTTACTTTTATTATACCTCAAAACGAGATACTTGACAAGTCATGTAAATGTGTGTACAATAACTCTGTAAGGGTTCAAGGGAATGCTATGAAGCTTCAGATGTTTCATCTTTCTTATATAGCTTCTCAAGACTTTCTCTGGCCTTCTCAACTGAAATTACATATCCCATCTTTTTTGTTACCTTTATCTTCTCGCCAGATCCCCCATTGAGATTAGAGAAAATAAATTTCTGATAATACTTTACTACATCTGAGTCTTCGCGTGCCTCAACAACAGTAATTACTCTGTCCATAGGAATAATAATAATATTGTCAACAGGCATACTTCTCAACCATGGCATCATGCGGAGACCTTCATGTCTCCCATCCATGCTTATTGTTTCAATTTCTACAGGATCACTTATAATTAAAACCGTGCGACCATTTTCTTCAGACGGCATGACTTCACCAAAGATTTCCTCTCCCGATACTAATTTGATTGAGGCGTAGAAATCTTCTTCCATTTAATCTTTTCCTGTAGTAGTTTTGTTTATAATACTGTTGATAAGTAGTCTATATTCATATTTAGTCACTCACAAAAGGTGTGATTTGTATTAGCATTGATATTAAGAAACGCTCTGCCAGTTAAACAAATAACAGTTCTAAGTAATCTTCATTAAATCTTTCGATTAGTTCTATCAGGGATTCCTCAAATAAGACTTTTATTTTAAGTAAACAGTTCTAATTTCATAATCAAAGTTTTCCTCATTGTATATTTTAACACGTTCCATCAAATGATTCAATGTGTAGTTCTTTTTATTATTGACTGTGATGTCATCTGCGATATCATATAACATTGCTTTGTTTTTGTTCTTTCCTTTTCTAAGTACCCTACCAATACTTTGTAGATTTCTAATTCTAGATTTGCTAGGTGATGCAAAAATGACATTATGTAAGTTTTTAATGTTAATTCCTGTAGAAAAAGTTCCATAAGACGCAACAATGATAGCGTCTGCTTCTCTATCAACGATAGATCTAACCTCTTCCCTCTCTTCACTATCCACACCTCCATGAACATAAAAGACTTTTCTATCGTTATCGTTGTTGATTAAATTATATAGTGGTTCACCATGAGCTTCTACTCTACTGAATAGGACTAGGGTGTTACCCTTCAAACTTAAAGTAAGATTTCTAATGAACAAGTTTCTCTTCTCATGTTCTATGATATAATTCATCTCTTCCCTATAATCATCAAAGGGAATTGCTGGATGCTTTAACAATATAATTCTAATATCCAACTTGGCGAGTTGACCTTTCTTTTGCAGATCTGATGTCTGAGTTACTTTGTAAGAAGGACCAAACAATCCTTCTAGTACCCATTTGTGTGTCTGTGACCCACTCAGAGTTCCAGTAAATCCATACCTATACTTAGTATCTCTCATCTTAGACATGATACCAATCAGAGATTTGGACTTGAATTGATGCGCTTCGTCTCCTATAATCACATCAAACTGAGCAAAGAATGTCTTATCCATAGTATAGATAGACTGCCATGTTGATATGGTCACACGTTGTTGTGTAGTCTTTTTCCTACCTGCATAGACCTTATGACAATATTTCTCGACATCCCATCCGTAATCTATAAAGTCCTTATACATCTGTTCTACGAGAGAGGTAGTGGGGACGACTAATAATATTCTTCTCTTTCTCCCTACATGATATCTCGCAACGGCATATATCATCAGAGACTTGCCTGACCCAGTTGGAGATATAATTAATCTTCTATTGTATTTGAGTGCATCATATACACCATCTACTTGATAATCTCTAGGTTTGAAACTAGAAATTGCAGACATATAATCTTTCACGCCTTCTAATGATATCTCCTCATTCTCTTCAAAAGGAGTACCATAGGTTTCATTATTTTTGAACTCTACACTGTAATTTGCTTTTCTTGCCCAAGCAATAACTTTATCCAATAATCCCACATACAACTCACCTGTTGCAGTAGAGAACAGTCTGATCTTACCATCCCAATGTCTGTTCCTATACTGAGGCATATACTTGGCGCCTGGAACATCAAAGGTAAAATAGTCTGACAGTTCTTGTTGTACATGGGGTGGTGCATCTACTGTGAGATGTACCTCATTCTTCTTAACAATAATAAGATCACTCATAATCCATTCGTAAATCGCTGCCACTCAATGGCATTTTTAATTTGATACGTTCGATTCTGTATAACCTTGAGAATACTTTCCAGATAATCTAACATGATCTGATAGTATTCTATCTTTGCAGTACACCTGATAAGTTCTGGATCTGCGTCAAAATATTTGTCTAAGTCTGCTTTTAAAACTTTATAGTCAAAAGGTTTTTCTACATATACTTCTGGCGATGACTTACCTGTATAGTATTGCCACTTCTCCTTCTTTAAAATTTTGTACTGAGTTTCCTGAGCCTTCTGTAGTGTCAGGATGTTGGTGTAAATTTTGTAGTACTTTGCGTGTAAGGCGGGGATTTTTGTTGACTCATTGTGTAATAATTCATTATCAATTATGGAATCTTTATCCCATAAATTTTGTATAAATTCAAGATTCATCACCTAATAGACTCTCCACATTAAAAATAGTATATTTGAAAGTAGCAGTCGCTACAATATAATTTATATCAGTTGCATCAGCTGTAAATTGAACTGGTGTCAAAGAAGTTGGGAACATATCTTTGAAATCAACCTTAGCGATAGGAAGGAAACTACTGTTGTAAACTAGTATTGTTCCGTCTGATCTGGCAGCTTGCAACAGATTTGTCTCTTGAGGATCCAAACTGATTGCCTCTGATAAAGACTCAGGAAATCCAAGAGCTCTCATCCACTGTTCGATCTGTAGATAGTTCTCTAAGTTTTCATCTATAAAGAATTCTACATCCAGATCACCATACTGCAACTTATCGCCAGGAACAGGAATGTCTCTGAGATATGTGCTTTGGATTGCAGCACCTAACGTTATGTTTGGTAAGGATACTGACTTGGAAAAGAAATCAACCTTTGGAGCTTTCTGTAAGGAGAATTTGAATCCAGCTGGAGACAGAAAATTCCTATTTTTGATTTGTCTATCAAAGAGGTCAGATCCTGCAACCTCCGTGTAATCTCTGCTCATGGGTTTTATCTTTATTTATTCAGCAAAGTCGGGGTCTTCACAGACATCTGAAAGTTCAGAAGCCATATTACCACCTATTTCCGCTCCTTGGTTCCCGCCAAACATAGCGACCCAACCAGCAGCAAGCCACCCAACAAAGGGAATCCCCATAACGGCAGGAGCAACAGCAGCACCCACACTAGTCCCAACAACCCTGCCTGTCTGTTTGCCTCCACCGACCGCCTCGATACACTCGACTTGTTGGGCAGTGAGCTTTCCCGACTGATTTCCTCCGTTGGTATCATCTTGCCAAGACCTTGCGTTGGATGTAGGTCCTCCTTGGTGATGAGCGCCGTCCATAGCGTACTCTTCCACGACTGTGATTTTATTATTACCCAGTCCCAGAAAGCCAGCCTTTACATTCTTATCCCTTTCCACACGCATAACTGTAGGGTCATTACCCTTATAGTCAATGCGGTATCCATCTTTTCCTACTTCAGCTCTATAAGAGGTGTAGTCACCTACAGGCAAATTTATATTTGGTAGTTTAGATCCTCTTTGACTTAACATACCTATCATACCGATATGTGATACTGCCAAGAGACTACCAACCGTGCCTATAGAGATCCACTTCCACTTACTTCCGTTTGGTTGTGTCATGATTTCACACAATATAGTGCTTACTATATAGGCACAAAAAAAGAGACCCTTTCGGGTCTCTCTGTAAGATATGTAATATCTAAATCACATAAGGTTAGCAACCTTAACACGTCTGTAGTAACGGTTAGCGTTGGAAAGAAGTCTTCCAAGACCTTGGTTAGATACGTTACCTTCGGCAAATGGGTTTGCAACGATTCCGTAACGAGTCTTAAACCCGATTTTTGGTTGGAAGGTGTCCTGACCCACGGCACGAACCATCTGAAGAGGAACGTAAGGGCAGTAGAACAGTCCAGCGTCATAAGGGTTAGTACCCTTGTAACCGACAACGTAGTACTGATTAGCGTCGTTGTTTGCAGCGAAAGGATCGATGTAAACTTTGTACTTACCAGCAAGTGTACCAGCAAATGTGTTGCCAGTGTCGTCAACGTTTAAGTTAGCGTTAAGTGCAGGGGTGTAATCAAGGATTCCCGCCATTGTAAGGGCAGAAGCAACGTCAGCAGAACAAAGGACAACGTTACCCTTCCCTCTACGAGTTCTTTGTGCGATTTGGTTCGCATCTCTTTCGATCTGGAATAGAAGTCCTTTGAACTTCTCAACTGACCAACGACCGTTGGAGTCAGTGTCAAGGTCGAATGTACCAGCAGTTGCAGTGTTGATTGTTGCACCTTGCTCAGCAACCTTATAGATTGTACGGATGACTTCGCGGTTGATCTCTGCAAGAATCTCTGTGGAGAGAATGTTTGCGAGTTCAGACTCAGCGTTTAATCCGTGAATTGCCTTAAGGTCTTGAGCCAATTCTAAACTGTACTCAGCTTTGAGTGCTCTGGACTTCGCAGTCACAGTAACTTTCTCAATACTGAACGCCATCTCTTGGAAAGCATTTCCAGCAGCGTCTCCTAGTGCCTCAGAATCACCTGTCTGCATACCTTGACCAACAGAGTAGTCAGTGGTAGTTGCAGAACCAACGGGGTTAAGAACGCCTGGGTTCGTGCCGTTAGGTCCAGATGTAGTACCGAAACCAGCGGCAACATCGGTCATGCCACCTGTAAGGTTCTGGGAGGAGTTCTGTCCAGAGAAGCTTGTATCTGGTTCGTCGAATAGAGCCTCAGTTCCACTCTGATTAGTGAATCTGGATCTCATTGCGAAGATAAGTCCTGTAGGACCAGACATTGGTTGAACACCAGCAAGGTCATATGCGACCAAGTTAGGCATTGCACGTCTGATAAGACTAATCAACACAGGGTCGAAACCAGCAACAGGACCACCTGCAGCTGAACCGCCACTAAATCCACCAGTTCCAGCGGAGTTAGTAGGAGATGCTTCTGTCAAAGACTGGAAAGCATTCTCTTCTCTGAGCATTTGCTCTTGGTTTTCGAGAAGAACCGCAGTAACGTTCCTTCTGTGTGAATCTTTAATTGGATCTGACCCTTCGTGATCTAGAAGGGGGGCCCACTTTTCAGTGAGTTGTTGATAATTGATGTTTTGTTGCATCGGTCTGTAAGAGTTGTTTACTTAAAAATTAACGAATTCCTATTTCATACGTCCTAGTGCATCAAGATATGCAGCCATAGATCCAGTTGATGGTTCTACATGTTCTGCTTCTTCTTTGAGTTCTTGAGGTGCAGACGTGGCAGTTGCTTGAGACTTATTACCTTTGAAGTATGACTCCTTAAGGGTCTCCAGTTTTCCACGATAGGATTCTTCACTTTCAAACTCAACACTTTCTGCGAGGGTTTGTAGTTTCTCTTTTTGAGATACTGCAAGACCTTCAGCAACATCATTTAGGATAGTGGAGGCAGTTGACTTACCAAGTCTTTGGTTGAGTGCAACATTCTTCTCTATCTGCTCGTTGAGCTTCGTCTCCATTTCATCAAGCTTGTCTACCATATTTTCTAGTACATCATATTTATCTTCAGGTAAGGTTACATAATGTGTTTCAAAAAGATTTTTCATGCCTTCCATGAAGGATTCAGTCATTTCGGATTTAATGCCTTTCTCGATAGCGATAGCATTTTCCTCCATCCATTCTTGGGCGACATATTCGAGGTATGAGTCGGTTCTCTCAGTGAGTTCGACTTTGATTTCCTCAACCTGTTCGTTGAGTGCTTTCTCATACTCTTCGTTTAACTGATTCTCGATATCTGTGATCTTAGCATTGATAGATGCCTCGAAAATCACCTTAGCCTTTTCTCTGAATTCCTCAGAAAGGTCTTCTCCAGAAAGAAGTGCGTTAACATCTTCCTCGATAGCACTGTTGAGATCGATCTTCTCTTTCTCTTCAGTTGCTTCCTCTTCCGCGACAACCTCTTGGGATTCGTCGGCTTCTGCCTCTTCGGCATACTTTGGTGCAGTAGGCATTGGGTCAGCTTTACCAGCGTTTTTAGTAATTACGTCTTTAACTTGCTTAATAGTAACGGTTGGCGTTTTAAGCATGTTGCTGTTGTCATCAGGCTTTGAGTTCTCAGGCGTAGGACCACCAAGATCTTCAACGGAACCTTGACCATCAGGAACGTAATTGGGAGTAGAGGGCATTGGATCACCTTTGCCTGCTCCACTATTTACAGCGGTATTAGATTGCTGTGTCTTTACATCCATTTCTTGTAAATCTCCACGGGACATTTTGAACTCTCCGTCGTAAAACGTGTTTAGATATCGTATAATCTATGTTTATTTATTAAATCAAAGATTTGATAAGAAGTTTTGGAAGATTTCCAACTTCTTCTCGTCAAGTTGACCTTGATCTACTAGTTTATTTATAGTTTTTTGAGTCTTCTCAATGACTTCCTCCACTGCCCTTTCAGGCTCAGCAACCGCAATCGCAGGGTGAGTCATAGTCTTTTGTTCTACAACTGCAATCTGTGACTGTTTTGCCTTTAGGATTCCTGCCTCCCAAACCCAATCAACTCCTTCCATGATGCCATTGACGAAAGCGTCAGGGGCAGAAGGATCTGCTACTATATCAGCAGCAGTGGCAAGCATAAAGTCTTCACCGACAACTTTGTAGCCTTCGCTAGTGTCTTTAAGACTTCCCATACCTCTTGATGATACTCCAAGAGTAACACCGTCATCTAATAGTGACTGTGCAATCTTACCCATTGGTGTATTGAGGATTTGTGCTTTACCAACAAAATTGGTTCCTTCTCTATGAAGGTCTACAATCTTGTGGGATACTCTGTCTAAGTTTACAGTAGGACCTTCTGGGTGACCTAACTCACCAAGAGCACGACCTTTGCCAACAAACGCTTCGTTATATCTGCTTACCTCTTTTTCAAGAGTTTCTACTGGATAAAAACGTCCGTTTCTGTTCTTAAGGTTTCCTTGTAAAAAGATACCCTCAATAAACATATTCCTCTTACCGTCTTTTTCTTCGATAAGAACCTTAGCGGTTTCGATCTCTTCTGTGATGAGTTTCATGTTAAGCCTCAGGTTGTTCCTCTTCTACTGCATCATCAACTGGTTCTGTCTCTGCGACAGGTTCTTCAACTTCTGCTGTATCCTCAACAGAACTGGGTGTGCCAGGAGATTCTTCTTCTTCTGGCTCTTCCTCAGTGTTTAGATGAGGATTAGGTCCACCAAACATGTCAGCGGTGACTGCTGGTTTCACTATGTCAACGTTCTCTGCTGCCTTAGCATACAGTAGATCCTTGATCTTGTCATGTATGTCGGTTGCAGATCCGTCTTGGCCTGCAGCGATCATATCAAGTAAATCATTATCCATTTATTGTCAATATAGAATTAGACTAGTATTATTTATATTTCGCCGCCGTTGGGCATCTCAGGAGCTTCTGTGGCACTACCATCTATGCCAGGATCTTCTGGCATTTGACCCATACTAGGATCAGGATTCATAGCACCGCCAGGCATCTGTTCTGGATGTACACCCATTTCTAGTTGTTGTACTTCCATAGGATCAGCAACTTTGCCATCCTTGATTTCCTGTGCCATTTGCTTGTCGATCTCGATGATCTCTTCATCCTTTTGCTTGAGAATATGTCTACGAACATAGTCCAGTGAGAAATATTTACCAATGTAAGGATCGACAGCAGCGACTACTCCCAATCTTTCATTGATAAGTTCAGTCTCTTT